GCACCATCTGCTGTTGACGTTACCTCTCCACTATGATTTGGGTGAACATAATTATTTGCACTTGCTGCAATTCCTGCTAGTTTATTAGAATCTGCTGTTGGATATGTTACTTTTGCTGTGTTTGCTGTGATAGCACTTGCTTGTCCAGATGTAATACCAGTTTTTGCAGTATTGGTTGCTACTGCTGTTGCTGTACCAATATCGGCTTCTGCTAAAGTTTGATTAATCCATGCTGAACCATTCCATTTTAATAATTCACCACTTGCTATACTTGAAATGGTTACATCCCCGATGTCACTTACTGCATTTACTACTCCTCCACCATAACCATACCAGTAATTACCCTTTCTGATAAGGATAGTTGGGGTTGTAGAAGATAGTGTCTCATTTGAAGACCCTACAGTAGATACTTGTCCGTCTGCTGCTAGACTTGAAGTATGTGTTAGTGTGATTGTATCCCCTGTATCTGCAAAGAGATATACCAGATCATATTGTGAAGTGTTTGTAATTGCTATTTTATCTAAAGTATCAGTTGTTCCACTTTCTGCTGCTACAACCATTACAGAATCTGTGATTGTTGCGACACCTGATGCTATTGTAACTGTTGCTGTTGCTGGTGAAAATCCAAGCATACCCTGTGCATCTGGTGATTCGTTCCATTCATTAGAGCCTACAGGACTTGAACCATCATCTGGATATGTTGATGTATTTACTTGTGTGGCGTGCTTAAATATTGCCTTGCGTGCCATGTTATCCTCCTGTTATTGTTTTGCCGTCGATTTTAGTTAATTTGAAACTAACCTTTTCCTCGAACCTAACCTTGTCGTCAAGTCCACTTCTTCCGTCAGGAAATTTCATGTTTAGTTTCTCCAGTAAGTTAAATATGCCCGAAATTGATAATCTAGTCATGTATTTATTAATGGGTAATGGTATATTAATATTGCTATTTTGTGTAGAGGTATAGGGTTTATATTTAAAAAAAATAAAAAAGATGTGACTAAACACCGTTCATTGTGTGATTAACATACAATGTTAATGTGTCTGTACTTGTTTTGTGGAAGCTTGATGGGGTACTAAAGTTCCAATGAGTTAGTATTTTTACACCGTCTGCTAGAGTTGCTGCCTTATCGACAATACAACCACCTGTGATTGCGTTGCCTGAACTGGTATCAATTTGTGAGGTAGTCCAACTAAATTTATAGGTGACTACATCTACACCTCTACCAGTGTTGTCAGTATCTGAATCATTAGTTTTTGGGTAAGCTGATGTACAGTCTTTTTGTGCACCTGATGTGACTATAGGAGTAAGTACTTCACCATAATCATCTGCTTTTGCTAATGTATCTGCACTTGATGGATTGTTTAATACACAAGTTGCTCCTGCTCCAGCTGCTACTGCTCTAAAGTCTTCATTGGCTGATGGGGTTTCTGATGCACCTAATTTGGCGTAATAGATATCTCCATCATTAGTTACTATGTTAGCTCCATAAAACCATTGTTTTCTGCCATCTGTGCTTGTTTTTACAACACAGATGTTGTTTTTTGGATCAACTGAAGTTGGGACTTCATTATATGATCCTTCTACTAATGTAACCATGATTGTATTTAAATAGTTATATATTTAAAGATTATCATGGGTTAAGATTGGTGTCTGTTACTAGATTTTGAATCGTATCTGCTGTGGATTTCTCAAGATCAAATCCATCCATGAGATAATCACCTGTTTCTATCACAGTTCTTGAGTCTGGATAATACCATGTTATTGATTTGATTGTAGAGTTTGTATCCAATGATTTTATAGTGTTTATTACATTTACTTGAAAGTTTTCTCTTACAAAATCAAGTAAAAATGGACATTTTATAGTATACCTTTTATTTATATCTTTAAATATACTAAGAAAATTATTCTTAAAATTAGTAACTGAGGTCGCATCTGTTAGTTGTGGTGCAAGAACACGTTTTGAATATAATCCTATATCTTCTATAGATGAAGTATCATCAGCATGAACTATTGAAAAATTTCCACCTGCACGGGTTGACACATATAAATCATTTACTGTGTTTGTGTCATCAAACCCGTCAACGTTTATATTATATTTGCCATTTTGAAACTTTAAAATATCTTCCAAAGATGTATTTTTATTTTCAATTATACATTTTCCTCTAGGAGATACATAAAATGACTTATTATTAATAACCATTAATTGATTAATTATTTCTAAGAAATTACCTTCAGCAGTATAACTGTTTATGGTTGCTGCTAAACCAGTTAAATCTCTTACACTTAGTTTAAAAGTAGGTGTGTTTGCAAGAAGATTATTAATTTTAGCAAATATTGTTCTAATTATCTCTAATGAAGTTACATTTACAAATGATGTTAATGTTCTACTCCCACTATACTCATAAAACTCACCTGTTACAACTCCAGATGTAATTAATTGATCACTTACCAATGTATCTGTTATAACTTTACCAAATCCTTTTACAAATATCCTTTTACTATCCAAACTTGATTCAATTTTCCATACAGTACCAGCAAGTTTCATTATTAATGGTATTGGTCTTGATGAAAAAATTTGATCAGCACTTACTGAATCTAAAATACCACCACAATAAACACGTACTTGATGTAATTCTCCAGTAAATTTAGAAGTTACACTTGTTGGTAAATTTCCAGTCCATGCAGTTGCCTGTGATCCTATTGTTGCCTGTTGACTTACATTAAAAGAACCTGCACTATGTGGATATGATGGGTTATATGGATAATTTGCATCTACAGAATCAAAAGGCACATCTTCTGTACCATCCACCATGTATAAGTTAAACTCGTTTCCAACTCTTTGTAATCTAATCAAAACACTTGTACCTGCTGTTACGGTTTTTGAACTGCTTGTTGAAACACTTTTTGAACTGCCTCCTGAAATATTCCTAAAATAAGCAGTTGCAAAATAATTTGTTCCTGATTTATTTAATGCTAATCTTATGCCTTTCCCATTTGTATCTATTTTAGAATATATTGTTCCACTACTTCCTCCGTTTGGTGCTGTGACCCAAGCGTATATTTCAAAATCACCAGCAAAATTATGAATTGGAGTAGTACCATCAGACTCAAATTTGTTTTCTAATATTACCCCTTTAGCACCTGAATTGATTGTACCATTATAAAATCCCTTAAATTTATGATTTGATGTTGTATTTAAACTGTAATCAACACCATCATAATTATTAAAACCAGATATACTAAAATGTGTTTGATCTATAGGATCTACATTATATCCACTTTCATCTAAAACTGACCCTTGGAATAGATATGCACCTCTTAAATTTTTTGTATCTGCTATATCTTGTATGTATTTATATTCATCTCCTATATTGACAGCTAACTTTGAAGGTACTTCAAAAACACCAGAATCTACTGCTCTTAAACCATCTCTAGATACCTCGGCATGTCTTACTTCTACCTCAGAGGCAATTTGGTTTGTTCCTGCTTTTATTAATTTTATATTTTTTCTCATTGTACTTTCACCATCACATCATCTGATCTAGTTCCTGCTCCACCAGTATTATGTGCAGTAATGAATGTGACGTATGTGTCATCTGTTGTGAAATCAAAACCACCAAATTCAACATTTATTGCAGTTACTACATTTGTATTTGTATTAATGACTGCTTTAGCTGTTGCTCCATTATTAATTAAAGTACCACTTGAAGGATCTCTAATCACAACAGTAGGTACACTTGTATATCCAGAACCACCATTAGTAACTGCTATACCTGTTACTATGCCGTTAGATATAGTTGCAGTTGCTGCTGCACTTGTTCCTCCACCACCTGAAATAATTACTGCTGGGGTAGTGGCATATCCAGATATTATTTTTGTATATTTGCCTGTAGTTCCGTCTATTATTTGTTGAGCAGTTGTATAATCTATTGCAACAGTAGTTTTGGTTAAACTGTTTGTGTTTTGGTATGTTAATAAGAATTTTGTTAAAGATGAACCTCCAACTCTTGTAGGGTTACTCCATTCATATTTAAGTGTATTACTTGCAGATGTTGTTATTGCCATATTTGTTACTTGTTCTGGTGTATCAGCATCATAAATTGAAATTACATCTCCTATTATATAATCTACATTAAGTGTCCAAACAACAGGTGATGTTGAATCTGCCGAAACATCTAATGATGTAATAGAACCATAACCATTAAAAAATGATGTTGAAGAGGCTGTATCCCAAATTCTAAATAGGAACGTATCTGTTATTGATCTAGACTCAAATCTTTTTAAAAATATATTTAAAAGTTTTACATTGTTGGTTTCAGTTGAGTCAGTGTATGCTATTGTTGTATCTGCTGAACCACCTGAAGGGGTATATTTATCAACATCTATTTTGTTATCAACATATTGTAATTCTGCTTCTGTAAAAGGTGCTGTATTTTGAGATAATGTTACTAGATTATTATCAAATTTAAAAGAAAATCTTGCTTGTTTTGTATTACCTTCCATTTTTACAAGTAAATTTGAATCTGCTGTGTCTTCTGGTAATGGCATTGGAGATATAGGTGAACTTAAATTGATATTTATTGATTCAAATGCAGTTGTTTTTAATTTTTCAAATACATATTTGGTAGTGGAATTTGTAGAACTACTTGTATAACTTTCAGGATGTACTTTAAAAATATGTAATTCCAGAGTCAAAGTTTAGCCTTCCTTGTATTACTTGTTTCTATTGCTCTCATGATTGTTCTTTGGAAATTAAGCATATCCTTGTCTGAATAAATACTTCCATTGACTGTTATATTGATAACTGTTCCACTACCACTTCCAATAGGAGATATTTGTTCTGCACCTCTTTCTCCAAATGAATATGTTTTACCACTTTTACCTACACCAAATATTGGTTCTCTTATAATTCCTCCTGCAAAGTTTGATTGATGACCACCACCCCGTGTACCTCTACCACCACCAAGATTTGTTGATTGTGGTGTAGATCCAGTTAAGGATTGTGCCATACCAAGTAATTGTTCGGCTGTTGATTGTTTACCAAATCCTAAAAAGTCTAATGCATGTTCAGTATATGTTCCTTCAGTATCTCCAAACAATCTACCAACTCCTAATGCACCTTGCCTTACTCCTTCATATTGATCTGGTGCAAATTGTTTCATAACTGATCCTGCAACATCAACAGCAAGTAAAGCTTGACCAACAATAGGTATAAATTTTGCTGCACTAGATGCTGCAATTTTTGTAGCTACTTTAGCCATCATTTTAGTAGTTGCAGTTCCTGCAACTTTATCAACTGCTTTTGTAGTTAATTGTAAGGCTTTTGTTGCTGCTTTAGTAGGTAATGCTGCAACTGATTCTACGACTTTTACTGCTTTTACTGTTCCTTGTAAAACTTTGGTACTAGTAGTAATAGATTTTTCTATTTTTGGAAGTATTTTTTCTGCTACTGAATAAATTTTAGCATCTGATGCTTTGTCCAAAACAGTAGCTGCTTTTGGATTGTAGATTTCAGGTGTTGATTTTTCCAAAACAGCAGTTGTTTTTGCTGTTTGTGTTACTATTTTTTCCAAAGGCACTGATACTTTTGCTGCTGTTATTTTAACTGATTCTTCTATAGCTTTTTTAATTCCTTCACCAGAATCAAGAACTGCTGCAACAGTTTCACCTATCATTTTACCGTTTCTTACAAACCAAGGATAAACAGTTTGATAGAATGGTATAATAAACTTTCTAAGTAACAATATTAATATTGGTCTAAATAAGAATCCGAAGAAATCACCTATAGGTCTAAGTATAAGCATTGTAGCAAATTTTGTCATTTTAAGTAATTGTTGAAATGCTGGTGATGAATCGATAATCATTTTACTTAAAGCCAATCCTCCACCTATAGCCCCAATTCCAAGTCCTGCTGCTGCCGTTTTACCTTGACCTCCAAACGTTTTATTCCATTTAGAATCTCCTCCAAAAAGTTTTTCAAATTTTGACTCTAATGTTGAAAACAATTTATTACCAAATGTTCCTTCAGAAAGCATTGATTGTTCCTTTTTTTCATCAGGAGATAATGATTTTTGTCCTTTAAGATCTTGTAATCTTTGATAATTTGCCATCTTTAACCCACCTACTTGTTGTAACATGTTCATTATATTTCCACCAACTCCACTACCTCCTTGTGCTCTCATCATAGTGGACATTAATTTTCTACTCCTCAACATTTTGTCGTTGAGTAGGGTTTCAGATTTATGTGCCTCCTCTCTTGCTTTAATAACTTTGATTTGACCAGCAGTGCTTATATCAGCTTTAGCTTGGGCTCTTTTTAATGCATCTTCTAATGCTTTACCAGCTTTTTTAACGGATTTTTCTATTTGTACCCCATCTAATTGTACAACTACTTTAGCATTAATATCTTCATTAGCCATATAAATCTTACAACTTACGTCTATTTAAGTTTGTTCGCTTTAAAACGTTCCTTACGTGACTCTTCTTTATATTCAAATAATATACAATTAAGATATCCTATTTGCTGGGAATCGACTTGGTGTTTTGTCCACCCGAACTCCCTTGCGAAGAAGTAGTAAATGCTTGAACTTGATCTTGTATATCCTCGCCCACGAACGTCTCCACCCATTCTTCCAAATACTTCGCTAAAGGGTAGTCTTTCATGACCTCCTTCATGATTTCTTTCGCTACACTAGATTTTAAATTTCTTATTTCAGAAACATCTTTGACTTTAAAAGGTGCTTTTGTAATAACTGCTGTAAGAATTAATTGTCTATATAATGGTATATTTACCTTAGGTTTATTAACTTCAGACATATCAAGAGTTTTATTAAGTATATTTTCTAATTCTCCAAATGTAATATCATCCTCATATTCTATTGTTTCTGGTTTACTGTTTATTTTTATATCAAATGTTTTTAAAGTCAATATGACTATTTGATTTGCCTAGTATAAAAGCCTTATGACTATTCTTCTGTTGCAGTTGTGTTTGTTGCTACCACACTGATTGTTTTTGCTTGCCAGTTAATTTCTTCAAACACAGGTTCTACAGGTTCAATACCAGATATTGCTTGGTCTGATATTGATAGACCAGCTAAAGTAATTACAATTTTTTGATTTGTGCTTTCTTGGAATGTTAGTGTGAATTCTGGTGAACCTCCTACTGTTTCTTGGTAAGTAGTATTACTATCTGCTTTAACTTGTGCAAGTAATTTCTCTAATAATGTTTTGTTTAACCATGATGCTCTGAATGAGCCTGTAATATCAAGTACTCTTCTGAATGAGTCAACTGCTCCATGTGAATTTAATCCATAAAGTAATTCACTATTTTGTGCTAAACTTAGATTTACATCTTGACATTGTGCTACAGTACTTCCACCAAACTTTAGTTCAGCATGAGCGAATGTATATGGAAATTCTTGTGCTGGTAATGTTGGTGGTGATAATGATGTAGAAGGTGTTGATTCCTGTCCAAATGTAATATCTGCTGTACATTCTACAAGTCCACCTACTGCTGCTGAAATTGATAAATTATTAACAAGTCCACCTTTTAACCTTCTAACAATATCTGTAGATTGATCAATACCAATTTCCATTTGAATTGTTCTAGGGGTTTTAATGGTTGTTGAAGTTGCTGATCCGTCATAAGTATGAGTATAAGGACTTGAACCTGCTGAAGTTGGTACTCCTATAATTGCTCCAAATATCCAAGGATTTGATAATGTAAATCCCATTGATGCCGTTCCTTGTTGTTGACCATATGCAAATTTATGTATGGTATTTTGGTTTAATGCTGCTAAATTAAATCTATTATTGGTTAATGTTAAACTTGATAATCTGTCTTGAAGTCCAAATTTCTTATTAGGTGATTGACCTGATACTAAAGCACCATATCCGTCGTCTTCAAACTCATATTTTACATATGCACTAGAGCCTGTTCGTACCATAATTTTATATTAATGATAGTGACTTATAAAGTTTGTCTATGGGTTCAATTTTCTATATCTGATGATTATAGTATGCCTGTAAATATTCCTAAACATATCGTTATCGTGATATGATGATGATATTAACAAATCTACAAAATTGGTTCTTCTAACATTAGCCTTTACAATCCTGAATATTTCATTAACTATGTCCTCATGATGTTCCAGATTTTGGAATGTATGTACGTCTATTTTAATGTTTATATAATGAAGAAAATCATCACCGTGTAATCCAAAATATTGTGGATCTTCATTTGTTGGTGTTAAAAGTATGAAATCTCTTCGATCGTCCATAAAACCAGTTGATCTTTCTTCCCATACAAATGTTATATCTGGATTGTTTCCTGTAGACCAATTATCTTCTAACAATGACTTTGTGTCTGATACTGTTGCATAAAGGTTTGAATTACCCATATATTATATAAATGTCGTAGACTAATTAAGTTTGTTGTTTAACGGTTATCTTTTCTGTTATCTTTACGGCTATTTCTATAATCTTTCCTTTTTGATAGACCTCTTGCTGTTGTTGATGTAATTTTCCTCCAATCATACATTTTTTCAACTCTTTTTCCTTTTTTGGTTCTTTCATTGCTAAATCGTTTGTATTTCTGTGCATGTTTGATTGTAGCAGCCTTTCCATATATTTTCTGTCTGCCTGTTGATGTTAATCCTTTCTTATGACCTAACTTCTTTGCATATATACCATTAGCTATAAGAAACACTGCTCTATCTATAAAATTGCGTTTTTGTTTTAATGTTTTTAAATTATTATATTTTTGTAATTTTGTGGATGATTGAAGACCTTTTTTATTATTAATAAACCACCAAAGTATACTTTCTATATTAGGGAATTTTGGTTTTGTTTTTGACCATTTTTTAGTTTTCTGTCCTATTTGATATTTAGGGGCTTTTTCTGTTCCACCCATTAAATATTTATATTCGTCTGCCCATACTCCTCTTCCAAGTTGTTCCATATCGTTTTTGAATTGACCTAACACATCTGTCAATATTTCATTGATAACTTCTCTATCTTCAGGTGTCTGCATTATTAAAAATTTATGTAAGTTTCCACTGAACATATATTGTTCATTTTCGATAAATTTATCTATTTCTAAAGTTGATACTTTTACTGTGTCTCCAGCTTTGTAAGGGTTTCTGTGTTGAAAAGGCATTTTATATCTACCCTTTCCTTTTCCATAATTATTTGAATCTAGTGCATGATGTTGTGTTGACATATGTGTTATTATTAATTTACCTCTTAGTTTCCCTTTTTCTGTTTTCCCTAATAAATCATAATCCATTTGTGGTATTTCTTGTTCAATAGCAGGTACTTCTTTCTGATATTGTTTCCATAGTGAACCACCTATACTCCATTGAGGTGTGGCTGTGTATTTTTCATTCTTTGCCAAACCTCTTATCACTTCTCTGTAATACCTGCTACCTAATTCTGGATTTTTTCTTGTCATCCAAGTATGATATGATATTTTTCTACTATTTACTTTACGTACAAACATGTCATCTATATGTAATGTAAAATTATGTTTTGGTATCTTAATCATTTTTCCTGAAGTAGTTTTTTGTTTCTTTTCTGTTTCAATATATTCTAATAAAAATGGAATGTATGGTAATCCTAACTCAGATAATTTTTCTTCTATTAATCGATTATATTGTAATGCTTTATTATTACCTATTTTTCTTATAGTTTGTAATTGTTTTTCTCTTCCAATACGAGTTAAAAATCTTCCATCATCTTTATATTTTCTATTAGATTTAAACAAAGCTTTGTTTAACGCTTCTTGCCAAACTGGATCATTTTTTTTTAATTCGTCGTAGTCGATTTTTTTATATTTTATGATTTTTACCATTATGGTATAAAGAATAATTCTCTACGATTGTCAACACAATTCTCTATATCTGCTCTCCAATCTGACTTTGAGCCTTCAAAGCTAGCCCCATCTCCTCCTGTTGGAAGTATGTCCATTCTAAAACTAGAGTTTAAGAGATCTATT